GGTAATCGTCTTGTAAATGCAATTCGAAACGGTACAGCAACAAGTAAGCAATTAGAACAAGCGATTGGGATTATTGGACGAGAAGCATTAGGAACAGAAGCTGATATTGAAAAATTACAACGAGCTCTTCGATCTGTGGATGCTGGAAATTCAATTCAACAAGTTCGAAATGAGTTAAGGGATTTGCAACAAGAAGCCGAAAGAACAGAGAAGAAGTTTGAAGGACTCAAAGTAGGACTCGAAAACGTCATTGGTGGAATGGCAGCTGGTGGCGGAATCGCAACAGCAGTTGAAAAAGCAATGGATATGTCAAAATTGAAAACTAAGATTGATATCACTTTTGATGTCCCAGAGTCTTCAAAAAAATCAGTAGAAGAAGCTATTAGAGGTGTTACTACTTATGGTGTCGATGCTGAAGAGGCATTAGAAGGAGTTCGCAGACAATGGGCATTGAATAAAGATGCTTCTGATGAAACAAATGCCGCTGTGGTTAAAGGGGCAGCGACTATTGCAGCATCCTACGCTGGAATTGATTTTAATGAACTTATACAAGAAACCAATGAGATTGGTGCAACGTTAGGTATTACGAACGAGGAAGCATTGGGGCTAGTGAATACATTATTAAAAACAGGATTTCCACCAGAACAATTAGATATTATTGCTGAATATGGAGATCAAATGATTCAAGCTGGATTTTCGGCTAAAGAAGTCCAAGGAATTATGTCAGCAGGAGTAGATACTAAGAGTTGGAATATCGATAACCTATTAGATGGTGTGAAAGAAGGACGTATCAAAATGGCCGAATTTGGTGCGGGTGTAGATAAATCTATGCAAGAGGTTTTAGATAAAACAAAAATCTCGGCGGATCAGTTTGAAAAATGGGGTCAGGCAATTGCTGGCGGTGGTGAAAATGGACAAAAGGCTATGCTTGAAGCAACTAAGGCTTTAGCTGGTGTTGAAAATGCTACAGACAGAAATGCACTTGGCACGAAGATGTTCGGTACTCTTTGGGAAGACCAAGGGAAGAAAATTATCGATACCATTTTGAAAGCGGAAGGTAAACAAGTTGATTTAAAAAAAGGAGTAGAGGACTTACAGGGTGCTACTTCAAAAATAGATGCATCTCCAGCGGTTAAATTTCAACAAGCCATGCAAGATTTACAAGTTGCTCTTCAGCCTGTTCTTGAAGTTATAGCAGATCTTGTTTCTAAATTCGCCGAATGGATTTCTAATAATCCTGAATTAGCAGCTACTTTGGCAGCTATCGCAGTTGCTATTGGTGTAATTGCAGGAGCATTCATGGCTTTAGCACCAATAGTTGCTGTTATAACAAGTATAGGATGGGCGATGACAGGGTTGGTTGCTATTATTCCGATAATAGTAGCAGCTGTTGTCGCTCTAGGTGTTGCAATTTATAAAAATTGGGATGATATCAAACAATGGACCATTGATGCTTGGAATGCAATTGGAGAATTTTTAGTAGGTATATGGGATGGGATTGTACAGTGGGCCAGTGAAACGTGGAATAGCATTAGTGAATCTACATCGGAAGTTTGGAATTCGATTAAGGAATACTTAATAGAGTTATGGAATGGGATAGTTGAGTCTTTATCTGAAATATGGAATTCTATTGTTGAAACGACTACAGAAATATGGAATTCCATTGTGGAATATTTGACTGGAATTTGGGATGGAGTAGTTGAAACATTATCAGAAGTTTGGAATGGCATCAGTCAAACTACTTCTGAAGTGTGGACAGCGATTAGTGAGTTTTTCATTAATACTTGGAATGGACTAGTTGCCTTTTTAACTCCTATTTTACAAGGAATTGCTGATTTCTTCTCTATGATTTGGAATGGTATTTCCACGGTGATTCAAACGGTATGGGGTTTTATTACTCAATACTTACAAGCAATTTGGACGGCTATTTTATATTTCGCCACTCCAATTTTCGAGTCTATACGAGAGTTTTTAGCTTCGGTATGGGAATCTATTAAAGAAAAAGCTACGGCGGTGTGGGATGCACTTACAAATTTCTTAACAACTTGTTGGAATGGAATCGTTTCAATTGCAACAACTGTATTTGAGTGGATTAAAAATACAGTTACAACCGTTTGGGATGCAATCAGTTCAGCAACAATGTCTGTATGGAATGCTGTTAAGAATTTCCTACAATCATGCTGGAACGGGTTAGTAGCTTTTGTAACACCAATATTCACCTCAATAAAAGATTGGATTGTGAATACATGGAATACGATTAGTTCCACAACAAGTGCAGTATGGAATACGATTAAAAGTTATCTATCTAGCTTATGGAACGCAATTGTTTCCACAGCGAGTTCTGTATTCAATAGCATCAAAGAAGCCATTTCAACGGTTTGGAACATGATTAGTAGCACAAGCAGTAGTATTTGGAATGGTATTAAATCTACACTGTCAAACATTTGGGAGGGTATCAAGTCAACCGCATCTTCTGTCTGGAATGGATTAAAAGAAGCAATTATGACTCCTGTTCGTTGGGTAACTAATGCGGTTAGTGGAGCTTTTGAAGGCATGAAATCAGCAGTATTAGGCGTATGGGATGGTATTAAAAGTGGTATTCGTACAGCTATCAATGGAATTATTCGTATCATAAATAAATTTATAGATGGCTTTAATACACCAGCGGAATTACTAAACAATATACCAGGAGTTAGCGCGCCGACTATTCCACATGTACCGATGCTTGCTAAAGGCGGAAAGCCTGTAGGAGATGGCTCATTTATTACTGGAGAAAAAGGCCCCGAACTGTTTACTAAAAGAGGGAATTCAATTACAGTTACGCCGTTATCTTCAAAAGAAAGATCCCTCGGTATCACTGGAACTATGAATCAACTAATGAGTGATATGAGCCGAATGATGGCTAGTTCAATGAGTCAATTATCGGGATTAAAGAGTGTTATGAGTGGTGTGTATGGAAATATGTCAAATAGTAGACAAGCTATAGCAGCTGGTGTTGCAAATCAAGTGATTAATTATTCTTCGGGATCATCTGGCGGTGGGGTCATTCCAATGCTTGGTGGAGATTTAGTTATTGAAGTACCTGTTAATTTAGAAGGAAGAGACGTGGCACGCGGTACTTATCGCTATACAACCGAGTATCAAGAAAGAGAAGCAAAAAGAAACTCAGACTTTTAAGTTTGGGTTTCTTTTATTTTATAAAGAAACGGGGTGACAGTATGAGTTCTTTTACATTTAACAACATACGCAAAGATTTTATTCAAATAGAAAAGGGATGGAAAAAACCAGCGTGGGCGCCGTTAAAACGGAAATTTCTAAGTGTTCCAGGTTATCCAGGTGCAAGATTATTAACGACAGAAACTGAAATGCGAGTTTTACCTGTTCCGGTGGGAATTATTGTTCCTGATGGATCTGACTTAGAAACATTAAAAGAAGAAATAGCAGAGTGGTTAATTACAGAAAAACCTGTTGAATTAGTCTTTGATGTAACACCTGATAGGACATACCTGGCGGTTATTGATGAAGATTTTGATCCTGAGGATTTTGTTACTTTAGGTAAAGGTACTTTGAATTTTGTTTGTCCAATGCCATATAAGTTAGGGCCTACTAAAACGGTAGAATTTGAAATGGATGGACGTGGGTTAATAGCAAATGTGCAAAACAAAGGAAGTGTAGAATCCAATCCGATTATAGAGGTTGAAGTGACGAAGCCTTCCACATTTCTTGATGTATGGAATGAAACGAATTATTTTCGCATTGGATATCCATTAAAAGCAGACCAGGTTCCAGTGGAAAGAAATCAACGTGTGTTATGGGACGAGATGGGGACAACCATAGGATGGACGGATGTCCCTAAAACAGAAGACATGACAGGTGGAGGAAAGTTTAAATCAGATGGATATCGTTTTATGGCTGAATATCTAGGTGAGCCTACAGTAAAAGGTTGGCATGGTTGCATAGCCAAAAAGAATATTCCACAAGGACCATTACAGGATTTCATTATGCAAGCCTATGTACGTATTAATAGTCATCATTGGGATCAAATGGGGCGTGTGGAAATCGGTCTTCTTGATGAAAATAGCGATTATGTAGCTCGTATATCGATGAGCGATGTTCAATGGGAAGCCGAGCAAAACAGTGGATTCGCTTCTGTAGGTAATAGTAAAAAACCAGGTGGACAGGTATTCATTAATGAACATGGAGATCACCCAGACACTTGGACAAATTTTAGAGGTCGTTTATGGCTTGCTAGAACTGGGAACAGATGGGAAGCATATATTTCTAAATTTATTTTAGGTACGGAGATTGATGATGCTGAAAGGTTCGTTGTCTGGTTTGATGAAAATAACGTGAATATGAACAAAGTAGCTCAAGTTCAAATTAGCATTTCTCAGTTTTCAAATAACATGTTTTGTTCGGAAATGTCTATTGATGATTTGAAAATCTGGAAGGTTAACATGAATACACAAAATAATCCGCCTTATATCTTTGATGTTGGGGATAAAGTAATTATCGATACTGAGCGAAGCCTTGTATCAATCAATGGTAAAAAAGCTATTAATCTAAAGGACATATTCAGCGATTATCCTGTTATTCATAAGGGCTCGAATAAACTAGAAATTATGCCTTCCACTGTCGGGACAGCCAAAGTAACGTATAGGGAGCGATTTAGATGAGGACACCCAGCGGAATTTTACATGTTGTTGATTTTAAAACGAGTCAAATCGTTTCCAATATACAACCAAAAGACTATTGGGATGATAAACGTCATTGGGAGATAAAAAATAACATTGATACATTAGAGTTTAAAGTATTTGATAATACAGAAGATGCATCTACACTCATACAGCAAAATTTAGTTTTAAAAGAGGTAAGAGACGGACGGATTGTTCCGTATGTTATTACTGAGACTGAAAAAAATTCAGATGATAGATCAGTAATCGCTTATGCATCTGGAGAATGGATTCAACTAGCAAAATCGGGCATTATCAATCCTCAGAAGATTGTAGGCAAAACCGTCAATGAGTTTATAGATATGGCTCTTGTGGGTACAAAGTGGAAAAGAGGGAAAACAGAATACGCTGGATTTCACACAATGACCATTGATGAATTTATAGATCCACTTAAGTTTTTAAAAAATATTGCTTCCTTGTTCGAGTTAGAAATCCAATATCGTGCGGAAGTTGTAGGGTCTCAAATTGTTGGCCGTTATGTAGATATGGTGAAAAAGCGAGGGCGTGATACAGGTAAAGAAGTAACTCTTGGTAAAGATTTGATGGGTATCAAACGAATTGAGAATTCCCAAAACATCTGTACAGCCCTATTAGGGTTCGTAAAAAAAGAAGGTGGAGATTTTATAACCATCTCTACTATTAATAATGGAGTTCCTTATCTTGTAGACAGTGATGCGTTTCAGCGATGGAATGAGCGAGGTCAACATAAATTTGGCTTTTATACACCAGAAACGGAAGAAGATATAACACCACAACGTCTTTTAACTCTCATGAAAACAGAACTAGCCAAACGAATAAATACATCCTATATATATGAAGTTCAAGCACAAAGTATAGGTCGTGTATTTGGACTAGCTCATGAGCTGATTAATGAGGGGGATACAATCCGAATAAAAGATACAGGGTTTACACCAAAGCTTTATTTAGAAGCAAGAGCAATTGCTGGTGATGAGTCATTTACTGATCCTTCACAAGATAAATATGCATTCGGAGATTATCGAGAAATTGTGGATGCTAATGAAGAATTGCGGAAGCTCTATAATAAAGTGCTGGCTTCATTAGGTAGTAAACAAGAAATCCTTAATCAGCTTGATGAGTTAGTTAAAGAAACTGTTGTAACAGCAAACAATGCTCAAAAAGAATCCGAATCCGCCAAGAAACTTGCGGAAAAGGTCCAGGAAAACCTGAAAAATAATACGGTGAATATTATTGAAGCTAAAAATCCACCGACCGATAATCTTATAGTAGGTAAGACATTATGGCGAGACATTAGCAACGGTAAACCAGGTATTTTAAAAGTGTGGAACGGTAAAGGTTGGGAACTTCTTATTCCTGATGTAGAGTCAGTAAAGGAAGAAACACTGAAACAAGTTAATAAAGATATTCAGCTCACAAAAGAAGAATTAAACAAAAAAGTGGAAGAAGCGCAAAGTGAAACCAATGGACAATTCAAGGAAGTTAAAAATAGTCTCCAAGAAGTTTCGCAAACTATTAAAAATGTGCAAAACTCTCAAGGTGAAATTAATAAAACTGTTTCTGAAATGAAACAAACTAACGAGGGTTTTACTAAATCTATTGAATCGTTAACAAAAAAAGACGGTGAAATTACTGAAAAATTAAATACAGTGGAAGATACAGTTGAAGGTACAAAACAAACTATTGCCGATGTGAAGCAAACAACAAATAATTTAACAAAAACAACAAATGAAATAAAGAATACTGCGACTTCAAATAAGCAGACCATTGAACAATTACAAACCGATATGAGTAACATTTCTGTAGGTTCAATTAATCTAGCAAGCGATTCAGAAATAGGGTTAAACAAACAGAATATGACCGGAATATGGTCAGACAGTAAACAAATGACTCTTTCCAATAAGATTAATTACAGAAACAAAACGTTTACTATCTCCTTCTTATTTACTGGGAAAATGACGAAACTCAATGCAAATCCTTGGTTTGGTGTGGAAATTGCAATAACTTATATAGATGGAGAGCAAGAATGGAAATCTGTACGTGCAGACTCACAATTAAAGATTAATGTAGATTATAAGGACGAGCCTCTAACTGTTACATTCAAAACAAAAGATAAGGATGTAACTCAAATTAGGTTTTATTACTCAGGACGCAATATTGATGGTAATTTAAACTCACATCATGCGAAATTGGAAGAGGGAAACATAAGAACTACATGGCAGCCTGCTAATGATGAGGTTACTTCTAAAGAAACGTTCACGAAAAAAACAACTGAGATTGAGCAAAGTGTGAATGGAATCAAAGAAAGTATTAAAACGGTAGAAAAAACACAAACCTCTTTTAATGAACGTGTTAACACTGTAGAAAAGAATGCAGAAGGAACAACTGCAAGTGTTAAGAAATTACAGGAAACACAAACTGAGCAAGGAAAAACATTAACTCAGGCTACTACAACGATACAGCAACACTCTGAAGAATTGAAACTAGCAATGAAAAAGAAAGATGTTGAGGATTATGTAGGTGGTTTAGGTACTGTTAACGAGTTGCGTGATGCGGACTTTAAGTTAGGACAGAAATATTGGTTTTGGAATAGTGGTAGTGGGGCTACTGGCTCTGTTGATACCAACTTAAAATACAAAGGTATGAATACATTTTCAATTACCGTTACTGGCCAGACTCAAGATCGTTGGTGGGGACTTACAAGTCAATTCATTGAGTGCCAGGTTAACGAAGATTTTGTTGCATCAGGTTATTTCAATACTGATGGGAAAACACCTATTGATAGTGGTGGTGCATGTATTGAAATTGAATGGTGGACGGCTGACAAAAAAACTCGTGTTAAAACAGCTAGAACGAATATCAAGGTTGTAAATAATACGTGGGTTCGTGCTGTATGTACAGATAAAGCACCTGCCAATGCAGCGTTTGTGAGATGGCGTTATTACGTTACAAGAAATGGACGTTTATGGTGTGCTGCACCTATGTTACAACGTGGCACTATAGCTACAGAATTTTGGTTACATCCGAAAGATCAAACGGATGCTGACAAAATGCTAGAAGATATAGCCAATAGAGTAGCAACTGAACCTTACAATAAAAAAGTTACAGAATTAGAAAGAAGTATTAGTGCTACTGCAGAAGGTGTCGAAATAACATCGAAGAAACAAGAAAAGTTTATTAATGAGACTTACGCCGCTTATGTAAAAGAAACGGGTTCTAAACTTAAGGTTCTTGATGAAGGAATCCTTGCAGAAGTTAAAAAAGGGAATATCATCGCAGCTATTAACTTCTCAACGGAAAAATTAGAAATTGATGTTTCAAAGGTAGCCATTAATGCCGATACAATGGTGAAATGGTTAACTGCAAAGGGCATTGATACGAATATTATCAAAGTTAATGGCGATAAAATTACCATCGATAAAAACGGCGTTACTATTAAAATGTTAGATTTCCTTTTTGAAGATGAATGGGGAACGAAAACAACCGTTATGCCAAAACGAAATTTAATAGCCGATCATGATTTTTCTAGTGTTCCAAAATTGAACATAGGTAACCCCAATTATCAGGGGTTTGGTGCTGGATATGGTCTACCTTGGAAAGTACAAGGAAACGGTGTAGTGATAGAAAATAACACTTTTATATTTAACTATGAACAAATGGTAAATGCAGTACGTGTCGACACGTATAATTACCCAGAAACAAAAGTTCAAAACGGGATTCATCCAGGAAACTCTTATACATTGTCAGCACATTATAGAACCGCACAGATCAATGGTGTGCGTACAACTGCAAAACCACGATTGCAAGTATGCTTTGTTACGCCATTGGATGAAGTGAGTTATAAAATTTGGCACGAAATATATAAAGATTTTCCAGAGCCATCTACATTTTATGGTGAAATTAGAAGGTATAATTTCACATTTACCGTTCCTAACAATTACAATCCACAAGAACATATGATTGTAGTTAAAGTTACAGCTGCAGATGCGCAAGTTTCTGCGGGTAGAGCTGTTTGTGTTTCAGGGATAACATTGGTTAGTGGTAACTATGCTTGCATGTATAACTGGGATCGTGCGGCATCAGAAAGAGCCGATGGTCTTCAACCGTTTAATAGAATTGCTATAGGCAGCGTAAATAACAACATAGGTCCAGCTGCTCATGGGCAGACCTTTGATATAAGTACTGAAAAGGATGTATTCGTAAATCAACCTATTCTAACGCAGGGAATAAATTTAGGGCGTAATAAAATGGGCCAAGCTGGATCCATTCGTTTCTTTGATGGTGGTCAAGGCTATGGGTTTTATTTTATGGGAATGGGAGGACAATGGTACAAGCTACCTAACGTTTAGGAGGGAAATATATGGATGATTACAAAGATTTACAAGGTTATCCCTTACAAGCGGGGCAAGGTGCTCCGTTTGCTGGTAGGTTAGTAGATTCAGAAAGAAACGAAAACGGAGTATTTGTGCGAATTCCTTTTGATATGCTAAACAATGCCGGTTTATATGGTGCTAATAAAGTAGAGGTGTGGGGGGAAACGGATGGCACGATATATTTCCGTATTGCAACAAGATGCGAAATATGTAAACGTGGCGCGCGTTTGTATGAATTAGAAACGAATTTTGGGAAAAAGAAACTTTGTTTAGAGTGTTATACATCACTTACAGGGAATGATCCATCTCAAGAACCGCCAACACCAACTAATGAAAATAACACACAAACAGAGCAGGAGCAGCAATAGCTGGTCTTTTTTATTTTGAAAAGGAGGAAAGAATGTGGATCGTATTGATGTACTATTAAAAACTTTTATTGCCACTTTTGGTGGCTTCTGTGGGTATTTTTTGGGAGGATGGGATGCAACATTGAAGATCTTATTGACGATGGCAGTTATTGATTATTTAACTGGCATGATTGCAGCAGGATATAACGGAGAATTAAAAAGTAAAGTTGGTTTCAAAGGCATCGCCAAAAAGGTGGTGCTTTTTCTTTTGGTCGGAGCGGCCGCTCAACTAGATTCAGCACTGGGAAGTAACAGCGCAATTCGTGAAGCGACTATTTTCTTCTTCATGGGTAATGAGTTACTTTCACTTTTAGAAAACGCTGGTCGTATGGGAATCCCCTTACCTTCAGCATTAACAAATGCAGTTGAAGTTTTGGGTGGAAAACAAAAACAAGAAGAGAAAAAGGGAGATGTTCAATAATGGAAATTAGAAAAAAATTAGTTGACCCAAGTAAATATGGTACAAAGTGTCCGTATACAATGAATCCAGAATTCATTACAGTCCACAATACGTACAACGATGCTACAGCAGAAAACGAAGTAGCTTATATGATTCGTAATGACAACCAAGTATCGTTTCATATCGCGGTAGATGATAAGGAAGCTGTACAAGGAATTCCTTTAGAGCGTAACGCCTGGCATACTGGCGACGGTAACGGGAATGGTAATCGTAAATCTATTGGGGTTGAAATTTGCTACTCTTTAAGCGGTGGAGATAGATATTATAAAGCGGAAGACAATGCAACTATCGTTGTAGCTCAACTAATGAAACAGTACAATATTCCAATTCATAAAGTTCGTACACACCAATCATGGAGTGGAAAGTACTGTCCTCATCGTATGTTGGCAGAGGGGCGTTGGAATAACTTTATTGAAAGGGTTCAACATGCATATAATGGAGGTAGTAGTCTAATTAACCTAACGCCTACTCCATCTTTCAGTGGTGAAACAGGTATTGCATATATCGGAGGAAATAGCGTTAATCTTCGTAAAGGTCCAGGCACTGGATACGGGATTATTCGTCAATTAGGTAAAGGAGAATCTTACCAAGTATGGGGTGAGTCAAATGGTTGGTTAAACCTTGGTGGCGATCAGTGGATTTATAATGATCCATCATACATTCGTTATACAGGAGAAAATGTGCCGGAACCTTCTAAACCTTTAAATGATGGCATTGGTGTAGTGACTATTACAGCTGATGTATTACGTGTTCGTAAAGGTCCAGGAACTAACTATGGTATTGTAAAAAATGTGTACCAAGGGGAACAGTATCAGTCGTGGGGATATAGAGATGGTTGGTATAATGTTGGGGGAGACCAGTGGGTTTCTGGTGAATATGTGAAATTTGAAAGATAAAATATATTATGTAAAAGTAAATACAACCTATGTGTATGTGAAGTAAGAGAAAAGTCGGTCCCTATAATGGGAACCGACTTTTTTTGCTAATATTCATCTTTAAAATTCTGAAAATTATGTAGAAATATTCTTTTTCATTCTTTTTTCTACATTTTTTTGTTATTCTTTAATGTAAGACTATTCAGAAAGAAGGAAGTGATTTT